CAGCCATAGCAGAGTCTGAGCGAGGGATGCAAGAAGCCCAGCAAGGGTTTGGTCAATTTGGTGAGCGTGTTACGTCGTCTCCAATCGGTGAAGAAGCTAGAGCTGCTGCTAACACAAGACTTGAACAACTTAAAACTAATCGAAGGCAACAAGTTAAAAGCGACCTTGACGCAATTGAAGCTATTGTTGCTAGCAAGACAGGTCAAAGTGCAGGTGCGGTTCCAGCAGCGACTGACTTTGAGTCACTGATCAAAACAAAAGTTGGTGCAGGAACAATTCCAGGTCAGGTTGATCCTCAGCGCGAGCCGATGCTTAAACGCTTGCTAGCAGATGTGACTGGAAAGCAAGAAAACGTTAATGAAGCAGGCCAGACTTTTGTTGTGCAAACGCCCGTTTCTTTTAATTCACTTGAAGAAATACGTAGACGTTTGCGTGACCGTTCTTATGGTGGTGATGAAGGGTTTGCTGCGATTAGTTCATTAGAAGCTGGTCAGCTTGCTAATGCTGTAGAAGCTATGCAACGGCAGTTTGTTGGTGATGATGTATTCGGGCGTTACTTGAGCAATTACGCGCAAGCAAGTAAGCCGATCAATCAATTCAATACGCTGCAGGGCAAGGTTCTTACAGCGCAAACGCCATTTGGTGAGAGGTTTATAACTGACCCAGCTCAAATACCATCAAGATTGTTTAGTTCACAAGAAAGCGTTAAGACATTTACCGATTTGGTTGGCGGCGACCAAACGTTAGTTAACAGCCTAGCAACCAAATACTTGAATGATCAAATGCGTGGTGGCACGGCGCAAGATGTTGCAAGGACAATTGACAGCAATCGAGATTGGCTTGCTTTGGATCAGTTCAAAGGTTTGCGCGATCAATTAACTAATTTGCAATCAAGCCTGTCTAGAGCCGGCGCTGAAGCTACAAGGCTTGGTGCTGCTAGTAAGGCAGCAGAATCTGAAATCGGACAGTTAGCCGAAAGAAAAGTCCCGACGCAGCCATTTCCGTTACCGGCGGCAGAACAAGTTAGAGCGCAAGGTGCTAGAACTGCAAAAGAACTTGAAGAAGCTGCTGTTGCAAGAATTACTGGTTATTTGCAACCAAGGATTTCTGCCCAGCAACTGGCGCAACAAACTTCACAAGCTCGCATGACGAAAGAGGTTGAAGAAGCTCGTTCAGGATTGACGGCAAAGATTGCTGAAATTAAAAACAACCTTAGTTTTGGAGAGAAAAACGCTTCAGACGCTTTCTATCAAAGACTCACTGGTAGCAGCAGCCAAAAAGATATACAAACAATGGCTGATGCTGTTAGACAAGTTCCAGAGGCAACAGATGCTTTCAAGTCTGCTGTAAGAGAAGCTCTTTCTCGTGCTCCTGAAAACAAACTTATGAGTTTGTTTGAAAGAAACATTGAGCCTGCCCTTAAATCTTCTGGACTGTACAAGCCTGATGAATTAGCAGAAGTTAGGTCATTAGTTGAAGCAGTTGATATTGCTAAAAATGCGGTTGAACGGGCAAGAGTTGCCGCAGGTAAAGCGGTTGGAACAATGTCGCCAGAAGCCGCATTTACTGACGAAATACGCAAAGAAGTTGTCAAGGCTAGAAAAGGGCAATACACAGTTGCTGGTGTAATGGGTATTGGTGGAGCATTAGCTGGCCTTGGTGGGCAAAGTTTGTATACAGCGCTTGGAATTCCGGCTGCGGTTGGCGGTATATTTGGCTATCAAGCATTAAGAGGTGATTACGCTCCAGCCTTACGTCGTGCAGTGGCTGAAATTATATCTAACCCTGATGAACTTCGCCGTGTGCTTGCAGCGCCAGAACGTCAAAGACCGGGTTTAATCATGACGCTCGCTCGCAATGTTTTGGCAGCAGAAACGGGCTCCTTAATCCCAGAAGGAGAAACAAATGCCCCTTAAAAAAGGTAGTAGTCAAAAGACAATTTCCGGCAACATCGGAGAGATGGTGCGGAAGTTCAAAGAAAGTGGCAAGATTGGCACAAGCCGACCTGCCAGTAAGAGAGCTGCAGTCAAGCAGGCTGCGGCCATAGCCTATTCCACAGCGCGTAAAACCAAGAGAGGTATGCGATGAACTACGATGGCATGATGAAAGCAGAAGGTAATAAAGAGATGAAGCGCCAAGAAGCGCAGGCAGCAGAGGCAGGTCGCAATGAGGTTGCAGGCTCGCTTGCAGCGCAACGTGCATTAGGTCGCCAGCCTATGAACAAGATGCCTGAGCGCCAGCCCAAGCGCCGCATGATGCGGTGAAGCGTAAGCAGTCGGGCATAAACCCTGACTTAGAGGCTGCAATAAGCAAACTCTTGGCTGAAGTCATGGCAGACCCGGAAGCAAGCCTTACCGATAAGTCGAAGATTATTGATCGAGCATTGAAGTTAGAAGCCATACGCCTGAAAGCGAGTGATGCTGACTGGGGTAGAGGATTTATGGATGAAGACGAAGATGAAGATAGTTAAGGTAGACTAGATAACCTTAATTAACCCCATGAGGCTGAACATGGATTCGAATCTTCTGTTGAAGGTAGTACGCATTAGTTTGAAGTTAGTGGTGGCGAGGGTGTTGACAATCTTGGCGTTGTCGATGACTTTTGCCTTAGCTTGCTGGACAATGTGGGGGCCGAGTTATGAGCGGATCGCCGCATTGCTTATCTTTGCCATCACAGTGTTTTTACCATCCTTGATGAAGGAAACAAAGCATGATGACGATGACGAAAGTAGTGAGCAAACAGGTGGTGCTAAAGCCTAGCCAAGGCACGACTAAGCAGGTCAACCCTAACTTCCAGCCTAAGTTCACCAATGGTGCGCCATGCTATGGCACCATGACTGCAGCGCAGCAATGGGGGAACAAAGGTGGCAAATAATATTGCGTTTCTTGCTACTGGCAAGACCTACCTTTTAAGCGTAACAACAACATCTGCGAATGTTGCTGTCTACGCTGATACGCCTGCTAACCAGTTTGCGCTTTACAACGATGGCAACCATGAAATCTTTGTAAAGACAGGTGCAAGTAGCGGAACTACAGCGGTGATACCAACGTCTGGTACTGGTGAGTATGGATTTGTCGTTCCCCCCAACAGTAGAATTGTGATTACCAACGGCCAGGCCAATGGAACAAATCCGGTCTACTTTGCTGCCATCGTTGATACGGGTACGCACAACCTGTACATCACGCCTGGCGAAGGGATGTCCTAAATGGAAGTGTCGATGTCAGTAGTCATACAAGCCCTGATTGGTGCTGCTGCTGGAGCGTTTGGTGCTTATGTGGCTATTCGTTCAGACCTAGCGGAGCTCAAGGCTAAGGTTGAGCACCTGCACATGACAGCCGATAAAGCGCATACACGCATTGATCAGATTCTGAACCAGTAATGTTTGAACTTCTTTCAGGTGGTTTGCTTGGCAGCATCTTTGGTGGTTTGTTCCGACTTGCACCAGAGGTTTTAAAGTTCCTCGATAAGAAGAACGAACGCCAGCATGAGCTAAACATGTTTCAGTTGCAGACCGATCTTGAGAAGATGCGTGGCACTTTTAAGATGGAAGAAAAGTATGTTGACTATAGTGTTCAGCAACTCGACACCATCAAAGCGGCCTTTGAAGAACAGAGTCAAACGGCTCAAGCAGCAGGTTGGTTTGTGGCTGGAATCTCTGCCTTGGTACGCCCTGGAATCACCTGGGCGATATTTGGCATGTACGCTGCCGTCAAAGCGGCTTCGCTTGTTCTTGCGTTTCAAAGCAATGCACCGTGGCATGAAGTAATCGTGAAGTGTTGGGATGAAGATGACTTTGGACTCTTCACCATGATTCTTACGTTCTGGTTTGTTGGCCGCAGCATAGAGAAGTACAAGTGAATGAAGCGATTGAGCTTGCCATCAACGTACTCATCAAGCCCTTTGAAGGCTATGCTAAACGTCTTCCTAACGGCGATTGCTGTGCTTATCCTGACCCCGGTACTGGTGGCGACCCTTGGACTATTGGTTATGGTGCTACTGGTCGTGATATTAGGCAATACACTGTCTGGACAAAAGAACAAGCTGAGACTGCCCTTCAGGAACATGTCAGGCACTTCGTTTCCGGGCTGGTAAAACTCTCACCACGGCTTGTTTCTGCAAGCCCTAGACGTATTGCTGCAGTCATCAGTTGGGCGTATAACTGTGGGCTAGGCAACTACAGAATCTCGACCTTCAAGAAACGTATCGATGCCAATGATTGGGAAGGCGCAGCAGTGGAGTGCCGCAAGTGGAACAAGGCTGCAGGCAGGGTGCTACCAGGGTTGACTAAGCGTCGAGAAGCTGAAGCATTGATGATGAGGTAAGCATGGCAAACCCGATTGCAAAGACGACGCGTGGTAAGGGCAGACACTTTCAGTCAGTGGCTGAAGGTGGCGGCATGACAGAAGCCGGTAGGAAGGCTTATAACAGGGCTACAGGCTCCAATCTGCAAGCGCCTGCACCTAACCCTTCAACGCCAAGAGAAAAGGCTAGGAAGAAGAGTTTCTGTGCAAGGTCAAGATCATGGTCTGGCCCAAGAGGTAAAGCCGCTAGAAGACGCTGGAGGTGTTAGATGAAACAAGGTTTATACGCAAACATTCATGCTAAACGTGCTCGCATTGCAGCAGGTTCTGGCGAGAGAATGAGAAAGCCAGGTAGTAAAGGCTCCCCCACCGCCAAGAATTTTCGAGAATCCGCGAAGACTGCCAAAAGAAAACCCCGTCGCTAGGACGGGGCAAAATCCACTTACTCACAGGGGAAGACGACGTGATGAGGTTGTCTGCTCGCTTACCTCAAGCGCTTAACCTACTGGCAGACTCAGCGGAGTTCACAATTCATTCTGCATCAGTGTGATCGCATCGTCAAGCCTAAAGATCACTAGACTCTCTTTGCCATCAGCCCTGCAAATCACCACAGGCACCTTCTCACCTTTTGATGAGACTTTGGCCTGCTCCATCCATTCATAGAGCGCTATCTTCCTACGACGCTTGCATTCGATCATAAACGGCCCTAGATCGATGTCTGAGCCGCCATCTCTTGCTTGCCCTAGTACACGCGTCACCTTGGTTCCTAAACGCTCTGTAAGCGCATTACAGACCTCGCGTTCATAACTGGCACCTCGGTCTTTACCTAGCTTGCTCAATCGCGCTCTCCTTGTAGGATTTTCCAGGCTTCTTCCCTGACGGTATTCTCTACGGCATAGCCAAAAGCATCAGGGTCGAGCAAGGCATGGATGAACATCTCTCTGACTTTGAGTTTGTGATCAGTTCTTGCAAGCATGGTTCGTAACTCTCTGGTAAGCGCATAAAGCGTTTCCATCTTGGCCTGCATCTCTTCCCTGGTCATCTCACTCATGAAGCACCTACATTAAACGGATTGTTGAAGAACTTGGGTTCTATCGTAATACGCGTCTTGGTGAACTTGATAGGGTTCTTAACAGGTTCTTTCGGTACTGGCTCCCAGCTTGCAAAGGTATAGAACCGTTCCGTTACGCGATTGATCCTCTCTGATCGTTTCTTGATGTATCCATCATGAAGCAGTGCGCGAATAACGTACTTAGTTGTCGGAATGCCAAGTCTGGTTTGTAGTTGAATCTCCTTAAATGTGGCTTCAGTCTTTCGTTTGGAAAGATACTTGAGCACTTTCATGTGGGATTCTGTCAGTTTTGTCATGCCATATCCTCCCGCAATGCAGCGTAACGGCACACTGTCATCGTCTTGATAGCTCACCTCACGGCCTTGCTTTGCAGGCTGGCCTGGTACGAAGTTATTGACCCTGATCGAGATCAGATCGCCATAAGCACTACGCTTTGTCCATGCTGACAGTTTGATCACATCACCAGGCTTGTAAGCCTGATCGCAGGTGAAACTGCCTGACCAGTCTGGCGCTTTGTCAGACTTCTTCTCTTTAACGGTGAAAAGTACGCCACTGCCTTGTTGCTGTTCGTAAGCCATTATTTCCTCACAAGTTGATATTCGGCAAAGGATTTGCCATTACGGTTAATCGTGTGTGTCACGATGGTGTGACCTTGTTTCCTTAGTTCTTCGACTCTGGCTGCAAGTCTTGTTGAACCAATCTCTGCATAAGCCTGCAATTGCGTGAGCGTTCCTTGCTGCAAACGCTCAAGCACTGCCTGCGTCTGCGTCAATCGAACACTACCTCTTCCTCCGCATCCAGAGTCACTACCTTTTTTGCGATATAACCTTCGACCGCATGATCGTGACAGCGCTTCTTGAATGCAATGGCTGCAACCCCGCCAAAGTTATTGATGGTTTCGTGGTTGACCCGAAAGAGTGACGCCAATTTGGCGTTCTTCTCCTCAGTTGTCATCTTCTTAGAGTCAGCGATCTTGCCAATCAAACCAAAGAAGTTATCCTGCCACTGCATTTCATCCTGGTGAGAGCTGTAAACCTTGCTCTTATCGCCTTCAGGGACTAATACCTTGTACTTACCCTCAATGACCTCAGCAAGCGGTTGCAGAGGTTGTACAGGCGGCATATCAACCTTCTGATATTGATTAGTCGGGATAGTGTCGAGTTCAGTTTCATCAAGCATCCCCAATCCACAATGAGCAAGCACAGTCCTGCGTATCGCTTTGGTTGTAGCCTTCATCAGGGCATTGGCTAGCTTTTCACCAGAAAGACCTGAGATGTCAACTGCTCCCTGATTTTCAGAGCTTCGTCCATCTTTGCCAGTGCATCGGACAGATACAAGATACACATTCTCAACTCGCTCCCTGTTAGTGATCGCAGTGGACAGTCCATGCAGATTGCTGAGTTGCTGTGTGGCCCCAGCATTCGCATACAAGACCTTCTTTCCTGACAAGACAAGAAGATCGAACGGCTTCGCTGAAGGATCGAGGCCGACTTGCTGGCATCGGTAGTTGTAGTATCCGGTGAGTTGCTCTTCCTTGAGTCCACTCAAATCTCCTCTAAGCACAATGGAATCGATGATCGATTGATCAAGTTTTGTTGGATCGACTAGATTGCTCATTTGACTAAAAACCTCCGTGAGCCAGGTTGTTCAATAACGTAACGCTCATAAACTTCGGGCATCTCTGCTTGCAATAGCTTTGGATCAAAACGCTTAGAACCCTTAGCACTGTTCCATGTTGCAAGCACCTTGCCGTCAAAGGTGATGAGTGAGCCTGCTTCTTTCATCTGCCCTTGAATAAAACCTTGTAGCTTCTCTTCAGCCTCCTCGAACTGCTTAATCTGCGTCTTGATCGCTTTCAATTGCTGGCAGGCTTGCTCTAACTGAGCGTTAGCTAGAACCCCAGCCGAAGTGGATATTGGGAAGAGTTTTC